AGTATGGCGTTCCCAACGCGGAAAAGAAGACTGTACAGCAGCTCTGTGGATCTATCAAGGCTAAGGCTAAGGCGAGCAACGATGGTATGAACAATGTCCCCCTCGCCAAGATGTACCCCGAGGCTGCTAAGAAGCGGGTGGCGGCTAAGAAGCGTGCCGAGAAGAAGGTGTTCGACAGGAAGGTTGCCACCAACTTCTTGAAGACTATGGTGACGAACCGTATAATAACACCCACCCGTAAGGTTATTGTGGCTGTGATGCCCACACCCAAACCCTCGAAGAAGGCTATGCCTCTTACCAAGGAGGAAGCCAGTAAACGTATTGGTGCGATGAAGGGTCTCACCATGTTCAACCGTTCCAATCTTCAGCGCATGGTTCTCAATCAACATTCTCCTCGGAGGGTTGTTCGTGTGGCTCGTGAAATGGCTCGTCTGCGTTGAATTTAGTAAAGACTTCATCATTCCAATCGTTGGGGTTGGTATAATTCTTACCCTCATCTGTGTCGTAGAAAGATTCACTATCTTTCATCATCATCTCCCTAACAGTTTCGTATAGAACTGTAGAGAGTGCAAATTTGTAGGCAAGAAACCCTATAAAAGTTGCCCCATAATCAAAATCGAATGCGAAAGGTGCGTTATTCCACGACACTTCAAAAGCAGCGGCACCCAACGGTGCTAAGAACTCCTTCTGAAATGCCGATTTTTCAAACGTATCCACTCTATCAGAGAGAAGGCTTAAATACACATAGGATGTCACAGCGCCTAAAGTTGCGGAAACACCTTGGTCAGCACCTTGGGTGATGAAATAGGATGCACTAAGAACTGATCCATACCCAGCCGTGGAACGCTTTAGGCTCTTTTTGAGGTGAGCGTACTCAGTGGGAATTGGTTTAGAAAGCGCGTAAGTGAGGGACATTCTATACAAAATACACTTAAAATCTTTATCTCAATTAACTTTAGTAATGCCGTGTCAACGTTGTAAGAAGAAGTGTGGGGTTCCCATCGATTGTCAATACTGCGAGGGAAGTTTTTGTCCGAGTTGTATTCACTTACCGAAACATGATTGTCAAGGTGCGGACATCAAGAAGTTGAAACAACGTAAAGAACTCGAGGAAAATATAGCATTCGAACCAGAACCCAAGTGCTTAAAGATTTAATGTGTATATTAAACAGCGTGGGAGGTGGTGACCTGCACTCATAGCTCAGTGGTAGAGCGCAAGCTTAGTAAGCTTGAGGTCAGGGGTTCGAAACCCTTTGAGTGCATTTTTAAATATGAGATCCATATTTAAAAATGCTTATATATGTTATGGTATTGATTGTATTACTTTTATTATTTATGTTTTCATCTTTTATTTCTTCAGCTGTAGCAGTGGGACTTTATAACACCGAATATCAGTTTAAATCATGGGTTGATATTACATTTCTTGGATCAAGAGGTGTTTGGGAACCTCCTACAGAGAAACAACAAAAAGAGATAGAAGCTCTCCAAGTAATTAACATGCAAATATGTGATGATAAATATGGAAAGGATTATGACTATTCGGAAATGGGGGACATCGGTGGGGATACACCAGAAGAAGCACGAGAGAATGGAATGAAACGAGTGTGTTCGGCTGCGTCGAATTCATCATACATTGATTTAAATCGAAACGTCTGTAGGGATCGCGCGCATGAGAATATGTTATTTGATTGGCAGGACCGCGTGGATACTATCGAACCATATGTCGATGCTATGAAAGAAACGTGTAAATCAGTTCTTCCCATCGATATTTATGCGTAAGAATTATAATATACTATCTTATGAGATGGCCGTATATGGTAATTTACGGAATTCCATATTTATGTTTGAAATTGGTGTACACGGAACGAGCTAGAAAAGGGATATCTCCTAGATTTAGTCAACCATCGACTTAAGGAAATAACTCTATGTACAAGTAGATGTCCCTAGGGATCAAGAAGCTTTGTAACGATGCTACTTTGCCTACTCGTGGTTCTTATCGTTCTGTGGGATATGATTTATACAGCTCCGAAGATGCCATGGTTCCGTGCCAAGCTGGCCGAGCTCTCGTAGGGACTGGTATCGCTGTAGTACTTCCACCGGGGGTATATGGGCGCATAGCACCTCGATCGGGACTTGGTGTAAAACATTGTATTGACGTTGGTGCGGGTGTGATTGATCCCGATTATACCGGTGAAATCAAGGTTGTCTTGTTCAATCATGGGATGGACGACTTTGAAATCAAGAAGGGTGATAGAATTGCGCAACTCATTCTAGAGCGTTGTGAGACGCCACCAATCAAGGAGATTAGTATCGTTGAGGATACGGAACGTGGCTCGGGTGGCTTTGGATCTACGGGTAATTAGAAAACCATAGGTCTTCAGCTTGAGGCATGAAAAGAATACCTTGACTCATAGTCATATATAATTTTGCTTTGTTAATGTCTGGGTAAGTGTACAGTAACCATCTCTCCCAATATTCACTCCTGAAGAAATCTTCCCAATCTTCTTTAGAACTTTCTTTGATTTGTAGCATTTCTCTATGTATTTGAGACTGATTCCTCTCTATTCGCAGCTCCTTAGGAATGATAGCACCTTTCCTAAGAAGTTGTGCACGCATAATACGGGGATTACCATGGTCCGGGTAATACTGAACCCCTCTCTCACCAAAATCGATAGCTCTTTTACTTGGTAAGGTGACTCTATACTTGTGTGTGATTGACGGACTTGGTTGGAATACGACGTGCATTAATACAACATAAGGAATTAATATGAGATGAAAGTATGCTTGAATACACATCCCACGATGGTATCAAAATCCAAGTTGGTCAAAATGCAAAAGAAAATGACCAACTGACAATGACGAGTGACCCTAAACACTGGTGGATGCACGTAGCTGGGTGTTCGGGTGCACACGTCGTGGTGTGTTATGAAGGTGATCAACTACCCAAAGAGACAAAGAGAGATGCTATGGTTCTCGCAGTGTTTCATAGCCAGGCTCCAACTAGTAAAATGTCAATAGTCGATGTGACTAGGGTTGAACATGTCATGTGGATGCGACAAGCGGGAAAAGTTAAACTCACCGGGGAAGTTATGGAACTCACAATTTTTATGAGAAGAGAGAAAGAACGACTAGAAAGACTATTTTCATCTAAAGTAAGCTCTTGTAAAGTCCGGCAATGTAATACACATCTTTAAAACCTAGACTTTCTAATTTCTCTGCCGCAAATCTGGCTCGTTGTCCAGTGTTGCAGTAGACGAGTATACCTCTCTTGGGGAGTTCTGTAGTTGTTTTTTCGTTCATCTTATCGACTGGGATATGAAGCGCTTTAGGATAATGTCCCATGCGATATTCAGCGGTTGTTCGGACATCAACGACCACCTTAATCTTCCCATCCTTGATGAGTCTCTTAGCTTCTTCGGCTGACACGAGGTTCTGACCATAGTAGGTATAAGCGGTGAGCGCGGCGAGACCAACGAGTAAAACTGGAATCATTTAGTACTTGGTGAGATTTTAACTTTTACATGATCCATCTCAAAGCAACATTGGGCGTTCCCATCGTAGGTTCTTTGACATGCACGACAATAGTACATAGTTTCGATATATATACAAACGACTTAAGTATTTTAATTACCGAAAGCGACACCAGCCATACCATTCTTGATACGAAGAATGTTATAGTTGACCGCATATACACGGTGAAGTTGGTTACCACCGGTGGGTTCCTTGAGGACCAGCTTGGCGTTATCGATACGAGAAAAGTTTAATGTACCTGTGGGTTGCATCTTACTCATGGTGATACAGAAGGGCCATGAGAAGGTGGGAAGATTATCGAGAACGTTGTCGGCGAGATCGGTACAGTGCATCTCAGGAACGACATCGTGGTGGTACACGTTGGATGTGTTCTCGAACAGTGCCAAACCGTTAATATAGAGTGAGGAAGTGGCAAAGTTGAATTCATCAGACCAGTTGTCACCCGTCGCTCGACCGGAAACGAGGTGGAGAGACTTCACGGGGTGGTTGAAGTAGCTGAGGTCAATGTCGACATCTGTATTCGAGGTGAGTTGATTTTGAGTTTGGGTGATGAGAAGCTCATGTTCGGTATCAGTGAAGTACTTACGTTCATCTGTGTCTAAGTAGATGTAGTTACCATACACCTTGGGTGTATCGGTGGGGACGTAACCATCGCGGCACTTGATGCGAATCTCGACATCGTGGTACTGTAGGGCTACGAGGGGAAGTGACTTGGTCCAGTCCTCGCCGAAGAAGAAGGGGATCATGTAGTGGCTACCAGTGTGGTTTTCCTTGCGGGAATTGGTGGTAAGAGCGAAAGACGCCTTGGCGGCTGTGTCACGCATCAAGGGGTTATGGACGCCTTGGATATAAAGGGAATCCAATTCAGACACCTTCTGACCACCGATCCACAGAGAGAACTCAGTGGGACTAGCGGCGTTGTTAGAGAATAGACCTGTGGCGTTTTGTTGGAACCCAGCAATACCATTGGACTCGATCCAGATGTAGCTCATAAGATCCCCCTTGGAGCGAATGGGGATGGCAACCTCATTGTTCGCACCGAAGGTACCGATATAATCCATGCGCTCGGGCTTCATGGCGAAGTTAGTGTAACGCTTGTAGTTCTGACGGAAGAAGCTGACCTGAGGGTCACCAGTGATGTACACATCCTGGGCACCCACCGACACGAGCTCAATTAAAGCAGCAGACATTTATTAATAAATGATATTAAAATTTTGGCTCATTATAAACATATGGTGGTATTCCAAGCTTTGACTTGGGAGGCGAGGGATGTGGATGAGGAACATTTGATCAGTATTTTGGGAAAGACTGAAACAGGTAAATCTATATGTGTGACGACTTTCTTTGAGCCGTATTTCTTTGTAAAGCTCCCGAGGGGAACAACTGAACAAGATGTCCGAGTATTGTACAATGACCTGAATAAACTTCGCCCAGATCACGTGACAAGTTATAGTCTCACTGAGAAGAAGGATGTTTGGGGTTTTCAAAACAATGAAAAATTTGGATACATGCGTTTAAATTTCAAGACCCTCGCGGACCGGAGAAAGGTCAATTCTATTTTCGGTTACAATCGGGAATATACGAAGTATCATGTGTATGAGTCAAATCTTGATCCTGTCCTGAGGTTGATGCATCGTACAGGTATTCAATCTACGGGTTGGCTTGACACTGGGAGTGAATGTGTTCGGTCACATCTTGCAAAGGTTGATATCGATCTCTGGTGTAACAACTGGCAAACACTGAAACCTGTAGAACGTGATGATATTGCGCCATTTGTAGTTGCTTCGGTAGATATCGAGTGTAATAGTTCAACTGGGAAGTTTCCAAATGCAGATGTTCCTGGTGATGCCTGTTTTCAGATTGCAATCTCATTATGCAAATTTGGAAACGATGAACCCTACGAGAAGACATGTCTATGCTACAAGAAAACCGATGGTCCTGATGTCACGAGTTTCGACACCGAGCGTGAAATGTTAGAGGCGTTTCAAAAATATATTCAAGAAAAGGATATTGATATCATCACAGGTTGGAATATCTTTGGGTTTGATCTTGAGTATATCTATAAACGAGCTCTTTTGACCAATTGTAATGAGGAATTTTTCAATTTGGGAAAGCTCCGTGATCCACCGAGTGAGCTTTTACTGAAAAAGTTAAGTTCGAGTGCGTTGGGTGACAATTTCCTGAAACTACTTCCCATGACTGGACGATTCATCTTCGATATGTTTCATGAAGTGAAGAAGGGTTATAAACTTGACTCGTATAAACTAAACGAAGTTTCAAAGTTGTACCTCGGTGACCAAAAGATTGACATGTCCCCAAAGGAGATGTTCGCCCGTTACAAGGAAGGTGATCCCGCAAAATTGGCTGAAGTTGCGGAGTATTGTATCAAGGATACCCTCCTCCCCCACAAACTTTTGAAAAAGTTATGCACACTTCTAAACCTATTGGAGATGGCGAAAGCAACTTGGGTTCCTTTGTGCTTCTTGGTTGAGCGTGGTCAGCAGATCAAGGTGTTCAGTCAGCTGACAAAGAAGGCTCGAGAGTTGGGATACATGGTACCGACGATTAAGTATGGATCTCTCCCGGAAGAACCCTATGAGGGTGCCACGGTCCTAGAAGCACAGAAAGGTGCGTACTATACACCAATCACAGCCCTAGATTTTGAAGCTCTGTATCCATCGATCATGATGGCACATAATCTCTGTTATTCCACATATGTAATGGACGAGAGGCGTTATGGTAATATACCTGGGGTGACTTACGAATCATTCAATATTGGTGAGAAGACTTATAAGTTTGCCCAAGATGTACCTAGCCTCTTACCAGCGATTCTAGCGGAGCTCAAACAATTTCGTAAAAAGGCGAAGAAGGATATGGCCGCTGCGACGGGTTCTATGAAGGAGGTGTACAATGGTAAGCAGTTGGCCTACAAGGTATCGATGAACTCCGTCTATGGTTTTACAGGGGCAGGGAAAGGTATTCTTCCATGTGTACCAATCGCATCCACAACAACGTGTAGAGGTCGTGGTATGATTGAGGAGACGAAGACCTATGTGGAGGCGAATTTCCCCGGGGCAAAGGTAAGGTATGGGGACACGGATTCGGTGATGGTAGAGTTTGATGTGGGTGGTCGCACAGGTGAAGAGGCTGTCAAGTACAGTTGGGAAATTGGTGAGCGGGCGGCAGAGGAGTGTAGCGCCCTCTTCAAGAAACCAAATAACTTGGAACTCGAGAAGGTCTATTGGCCGTATTTCCTGTACTCGAAGAAGAGGTATGCCGCCAAGCTTTGGACAAAGGGGAAGGATGACCAAATGCATATGGACTACATAGACATCAAAGGACTCCAGGTTGTTCGTAGAGACAATACACCCCATGTGAGAGAAGTGTGTAAAGAGTTACTGGATGTTATTCTCACATCCAGTGATCGAGGACCACCCATGGAGTTGGCAAAGGAAAGGGCGATTGAACTCTTATCAGGTGATATACCCAATGGAAAGTTAATATTGAGTCAGGGTTTATCAGATAGTTACAAAGTGAATGGTGAACCAGTTTCTATTACAAGTTCTCAAATTGACGATATAAATCAAGCTCATGTACAGGTAGTTCGTAAAATGCGTGAGAGGAAGCCTGGTTCGGAGCCACAGTCTGGTGATCGTGTGCCGTATATATTGACAAAGACTGACAACCCCAAGGCGAAAGCCTTTGAAAAGTCCGAAGATCCCAAATATGTAGAAGAGCACAATATCCCAGTAGATTACCTCTATTACTTCGAAAACAAGTTCCTCAACCCCGTATGTGACCTTCTTGACCCATTATTCGATAATGTCAAACAGGATATTTTCGGTGAAATCCTGGAGCAACACAAACCAAAGAAGATAAAAACTGGTCCCGCTCTCAGTACGATGAAAAAGGAGCAACTTATTGAAGAGTGTAAAAAATTGGGGTTGGACGATTCTGGGAAGGTTGCAGATTTACGAGAAAGGATTAAAGGTGCTCGATCAGAATCAATTGAAGACCTATTTAAAAAATACGAGCAAAATACTAATAAGGTATGAGCGTCTCCGATAGGATCATGGACATTTTTGATGAGGAATTAAATGAGCGTCTCGTTTCGATGATGAATGAATACATTGATATCATATCCAAGAAACATGGTATCTCTATGGATCTCCTTTTGAAAGATATTCCAGAAACATTCTCGGGAACAATTTGTAAGGGAACAAAGGTGGATGGAAGGCGTTGCACTTTCAGGGGTATTCACAGTGGTTACTGCAGACATCATGCAGCGCAAGCAAATCGTTTGAAACATATGTCAATTTCTAGGAGTCATAGCCATAATCATGGTCCCGAACGAATGTATGTTAGGGGATGTCCGGGGTGTGAATTAACAAATGAGCTTATAGATTTGGGTACAATGATTGGTAATGAGTAAAACTGACATCCTACTAACATCCATAAATAATTTTTACAATGAAGAAGGAAACAGAACTAAATTAGTGAATATTTTAGACAAGTCGAGTGGCATCTCGTTACGAAATTTGGAATGGTTCATTACAAACTATGCGAAGAAGAATCACACATCTTTCAAAACCCGCGATGGAAAACTATTCACAGTCCATTGTGCCTATAAATCAAGTCTCGATGGCTATAGTAAAAAACTTTTTGACCCATTTTGTCGGTCCGAAAAGTTTGCATACACAGTTCCTGGAACATATCATGAAATTCATACAACGCTCGCGCAGTTGAATTTCATCAAATGGTGTATCAAGAATAATATCATCGAGTATATTAGTACCAATAAATCTTCGTTATTTAATAAGCAACCGACATAAATCCACCTTCAAATATGAAGGTTTGATATCCCGTGTAGTACATATTTAGAGAGTACGTTTTTAAAGACACATCCACTTCCGTCGTATCTAGTTTCACTTCTATATTTGTTTTATCTGACTGTATCTGACTAAAATCCAAGTTCCCCGATGGTTCCACATTGATCGGATTCATCGAGAAACTATACGTGTATACATTCCGGATTGGCCTGGCAAGACGATTTCTAATTGGAATGAGATACTTGTAATAATTATGATTTGTTTTTGTCACATTTGGAAGACGGTTACCATTGATATAGAAACTCGCAGACTCCATTATAGGATCGAAAAATGTCGTTTGATCATCAAAGCTTACATTTGAAGAAAAATTAAAACGATTTTGAAATAACATCTGTTCATTTACACTCGATGCACCAATCGCATCACCCTCAACTTCAAAGTCTGTGTTTCGTAGGAACCAATGAAAACACTTCACTGGAATATTTGGTACAAGATTATTCACGATTGTAGAAACACCAAGATCACTGACACTAGATGGATGTTTTCGCACAAGGTCCGTCACAAGAGTTTGTTTATCGGTTACCAGGTAATTCCTTTCTTCGGGACTGACACTGATCTCTTCAGTAACGATATTGAAAGATTGGAGAGACACTGTTCCACTAAAGTTTGTGAAAAATGTTTGTTCATGAAACTCTAATTCGAATTCAATATTTTGACGGTGAATTGCACACACAGGGAAATAAGGGCGATTTGGTTTATTTGAAGAATATTCATCACTGGCATACTTCCTCGAAAAGAAGAAGTGGAGAGGAATGACTAGATCCGAACTCAAACGTGCATATGTATCATTTTTACTCGATTCATCATATCCTAAATTTCGATTGACAAGAAATCTATTCGCTACTTTCTCAGAAATCTCGAGGTACAATTCATCATAAATAATTCCCCAATCGTCGTGTATCTTCTCAACTT